CCGTCGCGGTCTGTACGCGCTCAGGGGTCGGCTCGTCCGGCACCGTCTCCCACTCACCTGTCTCCGGGTTGTAGCGTTCAGCCATCACATCACCCCTTCGGCAACCACGGTCTGCGCTTGCAACTGCCGTCTCAGGCGGTCGATCTGCGGGTTCTGCGCGTACATCGGGCTCTTGCTCACGTCGTCGATGAACTCGTCTACATAACGCTTGAACACGGGCGGGCTCACGCCCTGCAAGATGTCCAGCGATCCCGTCGAGACCCGCCACAGGAACGCTTCGATCCGCGACCCTCTGTCCATCGGCTGCGACCCATACGTCATCCCGTCAGGGCCGACGTTACGTGGGATCAGCGCCTCGTAGCGCCACAGCAACTCGTCCTCGGCCCGCTTCATGGCCTCGTTCATCATCTCAGGATCGACGGCTGTCCCGAATCCTCGGCCCGCTTCATGGCCTCGTTCATCATCTCAGGATCGACGGCTGTCCCGAACCCCGCACTCATGCGAACCCCGCCTGTCCCATCGTCGGTGCCTGCTGGAACTGCTTGCCCACCTGGCCTTGAAGGGTCGGAGCCATGCCGACTCCCGGCCTACGGATGCCAGCGGCCTCAGTCACCGCACCGCCCATGCCGGGGATGCTCCCGCCTTGCGCCTGCGCGGTCTGCTGCTGCGCCTGGGCGTTCGCCTGCTGGGCCATCCCGTCACTCGTCGCAAGGGCATAGTTGTCCACCTCGGCGAGTGCGCGGTAATGCACACGGCCCTGCACGATCTGCGCCACCTGCTCGGGCAGCGTCCCCGGCACCGCTGGACGGCGGCCCATCACGATGTCCACGATCATCTGCTGGCTCGCCCCGATGATGCTCTCACGGGCATCCCTCGAATCCGCGTACTCGTCGTAGAACTGACGCTCGGTGATCCGGCCACGGTCGAGCAAGTCCAGCCCGATCTGCAACTTCACGACCTTCTCGTCGGGCGTGTCGAGCCCCTGCTTCACCTCGATCGAGTCCGTCAGGTCGCGCGGGTCGAACTCCACGATCCCTCGGTAGTCGCGCTCGTCATACGCACCGGACGGGGCGTTGAAGAAGCAGACCGGGGAGTCCAACTTCCGCAGCCATGCGTGCGCCCGCCAGAGGATGCGCTTCACGGCGTTCCGGTGGTTGTCCACCGGCTCCTGCAAGGTCAACTGGCTCTGCTGGATGTTCTGCTGCGCCAGCCACGCCGTACCAGTCTCCTTCGCCGTACCCGTCGTCGCCGGGGACGGCATCGCCTCGGCGATCTTCACCAGGTACGTGTCGAGCAACGTCCGGAACAGCCCGTCGTCCTCGATCCTGAGCTGCCTGAGCGTCCCCGGATAGGCCGCTGCCTCCTTCGGGTCGAGCCCCGGCACCGGCCCGTTGTCCACGAACTTGATGTTCCCGTCGTCGTCACGCATCAGCCCGCCCTCNGGCAGTTCGATCACCCAGCGCGGGATCATGTTGAACACGCCAGCGTTGCTGAACAGCGTCAGCANCTGGTTCACGAGCGGAGCCCATGCGAACACGGCGCTCATCGGACCGATCACGTCCCGCCCCGGCGTGTTCACGTCCATCCGCATCGCGGGGGCTTCCACCACCGGGCACGCTGGACGGCCCAACTCCTCACAGCCGTGCTTGACGCGGTATATCTCCTTCCCGCCGTCAGTGTCCCCCGACGACGAGACCATCACGATCAACTCTTCGCGCGTGTAGAACTGGNNNAGCGTCCACGACCCCGAACGGTCATATCCCCAGTTGACCGGGCCGCCCTTCTCCACGCCGCCGACGATCTGACCCTTGCCGTTCCGCCACAGCCCGTACAGACCTTGATCGTCCGGAGGGACGCCAGCACGTTTCGCAGCAGCCAGGGCGAGGTCAGAACCCGGCCCGCAGGAGTCAGAGGGGATCTCGCGGATGATGGCGGCAGCCATGATCCCCTCTGAGTCCTCCCACTTGTAGACCTGNTCGCGGGGGTACACCTCAAGCGTGAAGAGGTTCACACCGCTCGTCACCCGGTCGTGGGCCGCNCGCTTCTTGCGCTCCTTCCACGAGTCGGGATGNTCCGCCCATCCCCTCGGGGAACGAGCCCACGACACCTTGCCCTCAGCGCGCAGTTTCTCGGCCTCTTCCTCCGTGTAGTAGTCACGGGGAGGGACGCCGAAGGCGAGGTCGGTGGGCATGATCACGTAGAACGCTGTCTCCGTGATCGCCTGCGCCATCCCCGCACGGCGTTGGTTGTCTCGGTTGCCCGCGCCGATGCCCATCTCGTCGAGGAGCATCGCGTCGAACAACTCCTGGTCGCCCGCCAACTTGTCCAGACGGTTCGTCAGGTGGTCCTTCGGGGTCAGAGGCATCACCACGGGCACCGGAGGGTTCGCCGCGAACCGCGAGGCGTAGTGGATCGACGCCTGCGCCGGTTCACTCACCATCGCGCGGATCGCCAGGGACGACCGGCTGAACGGGTCAGGGAGGGTGGTGCCGACGAGGTTCTGTCCCACCGACACCCCGTCACGCTCAACGAGGGCGCGGCAGACGCGCGAACGCAGCATCGCCTTTGCGAACTCCCGCCGCCCACGGCTGAGGTATCGCTGCACGTCCTTCTGCGTCAGGTCATGCATGCTTGTGCGCCTTGCTCTTGGCCCGGTGCAGCCTCATCGCCGCTGGGGGGTTCTTCGATGTCGCAGGGACGGTGTAGCCGCACGTACCGATGGCACACGCCGTCCCTGGCCCGACGACTGCTAGTTCGGGAGCCTCGATGAAACCCGCGTCAGGGATGGCCAGATAGGTACGGCCCGGCTGGAGGTCATGGCCACCCACCACGGGGCGACCGCGCAGATATTCGGGCCGTTCGTCGTCANGCTCCTCTCGGGTGGCCTGATCCGAGATCACCNGAGGCCGCTCCATGACAGCGGGGAACGCCCGCTCGTACACGGACCGNGGGTAGATNCCGATGCGCTGAGGTAGGCGCTCNACCCTCGGCTGGTTGTCAGCCCACTCGGACTCGGGCGGCCAGTACCGCTGAGGGACACACTGCTTCAGGTGCCGGTACTCGTTGCGGCGGAAGTTGCACGAGAANCACCACCGACCGTCGAACACGTATGCACTCATGCTTGTCTCCTAGACCGCGTACCGGGCCAGCGGCTTACCTGCTGTGTTGGTCTTCGGCATCTGGTACGGCATCACGGGGAAGCCGTCTGCCTCTTCGTGCATGTACCTGTCCGCATCCGCTGTGTCGTCGTCCAACTTCACGTACTTGCCGTCCTCCTCACGGTAGCGCCGCATCGCGTCATACCAGGAACGACCGTTTAACTTGCGACCGTCGAGGCGCGGCACCTGGCGGAGGTCAGGCATGAACCATGAGGTTGCATCCTTCATCCGCCGCCGCACGAGCCCGACCCCAGCGTCTACTGAGTCAGCCCCGCCGTGTGATGGTTCGATGATGAACCCTGATCCTGACGCGAGGCTAATACCCCACATCTGCGTCTTGTCCGCCCGCCAGTTCACCCGGCGACCCGCTACGGCCTCGATCTGTCTCATCCACGTCATCAGGGACTCATGCACGTCCGCACCGGAGTGCTCGAAGTGGCCGAAGCGAACAAGGTTGTTCTCCCCCATGCCGGGGTTGTCGCGCGTCGTGAGCCCTGCGACCACGCCAGCAGTCTTGTGCGCCTCGGCCTTCGCCCCACCGAAGTCCAACCCGCCCACCAACCTGCTAAAGCGCGGAAGCTCGCCCGACCACTCCTGGCGGGTAGAGAGTTCGCGGTACACCTGTCCCGTGAACGAGTCGAACCGGCCCTCGACCATGCGAGAGAGCCAGTCGTCGTCCGTGTAGATGCCGCGCAGCACGGCTTCGTAGTTCGGGGGGAGGAAGGGGTTGTCTGCGATGCGGCTCGGGATGAACGTGACCTTGCCACCCGCCGCCGCCAGCACTTGCTCGGGCAACTCGCGCGACACGAACCAGTCCTCAAACCATCCGGGGTAGGGGTTAGAACCAGCGAGGAACACGTACTTGACGTTCGGGGGGGAGCCGACCCACGAGCGCAGGCGGCCAATGAGCATCTTCGCGCTGTTCTCCGGCACCTCACCAGCCTCATCGACCAGCACGGCACCGAAGGGTTCCGACCCGAGCCCCTGGTAGTCCTTCAACTCGCGGAAATGGACGGCGCTCACCTGACCCTCGGGCCAGTCCGACAGCCGCAACCAGCACCAATGCTCGGAGTCGTTGCGCTTCACAATGAGTTCGCGTGGGCAGACCCGGTAGAACTCCTCCATCGTCGTCGTACGCAGGTCTGCAAAGTCCTTGCGCCCGATCAGGATGCGGTTGCCGGGAAACTCCAAACTGAGGTCGATCCCGAGTTCGCAGATCGTCCGGCTCTTCCCCCCGCCCAACGCACCCCCGTACCCGATGAGGCTCAGTGACCCAGCCGGTGCCTCGCCCACCACATCCCACACCCGCCCCTGCGTCAGTGTGGGGAAGAACTGTGCCTCGATGACGCGCTCAGGAGAGGCTACGGGTGCCACGTTCAACCCTCACCATGCCGTGAAGTACGCGAGCATCAACCTTGTCTGAGAACTCAGCATGGCGCTTGGCGCGAAGCGTGAGCGCGGAGACCGCAGCCCCATACTGCTCCGCGGCCATTGCAGCATTGTACGTCTTCACGGCGTCACGGATGACATCTTCGGCCGAGTCGAGGACAGCCTCGGTGACTTTGCGCTGAGTCTGTTCGACGGCAGCACGGACTTTAGCGTCACTTAGCATCCGTGATGCGGTCACGTGTGCGGAGGTAGGGGAGTACCCGGCGCGGATGGCTGCCTGGGTGGCGTTGAGGTCAACCTGGTACTCAGCGACGAACCTTGCCTGCTTTGGAGTCAGCGGCATTAGCGGTTATCCAAGCCTGACGGTGGGTTTCCCAAGCCGATCGTCTGCGGACGCTGGAACTGTCCGTGGATGGTGCATGGGATGAGGGAACCGCAAGAGCAGTTGGTGAGGCGTCCAAAGTTATTGGGCGCGTGCGAGCAGCGTTGTACCCACGGCGCGAGCCCTGCATTGCATACGGGGCACGTCCACCCTTGAGTCATCGGTGATCCCAGTGACGCTCTTGGACAAATTCAGCCCCGTTGAGTCGAGCGACTAAGTTTCGGCGGTGGTTCTGCCTGACCCAGGCTTTCGGATCGACAGCGATGGCGACACGGGCCGAGGAGAACCGGCGCGGCTTTGAGCGATGCCCATTGCGCTTCACATTCGCACGGTTGCTGCTCATCGTTCGCAGCCTCGGTGCTGGTACTGGAGGTGGAAGAGCGTTTCGAAGCGGGTGAGTGGCGGGCCGGAGAGGAGCACACGGANACCGCAGTCGCAGGCGA